GCCCAAATGCGTATTCAAAGTAGTCCTTGATGGACATATTCTGGGCAGTCATTTCACGTCCTATTCGAAGTCAAAATCGTCGTCATCGTCATCTGCGACGTCAGTCACAGGGAGTGGCTCCTCTTTTGGAGCGGGAGCTGGAGCTGGAGCGGGAGCAGGAGTCTCGTCGAACGGTAACTCGTACTCGACTTCTTCCTCATTCTTAGGAGCCTTAGGAGCCTTCTTAGCGGACTTCTTTGGTGCAGGCTTAGAAGTGGGCTTCGGCGCGTCAGGTACCTGAATTTTTGGCTTAGAGACTCCATTGGTTGGAGCGAAGCTCTTGATGACGTTGCGCATCTGGTCATCAGTGCCATCGCGGTCATTGGCATACTCGTCAGGCTCAAGACCAACCATGATGATAAGCTCCTTGCCAAGCAGATCATTTGGGTTAAGCTGCAGATGACCCTTTGGGACATCAATGCCGCAAGCCTTAAGCACCTGGACAAGACGCCACTTCGCATTGTCGCTGAGGGAGGTATTATCCCAAAGACGACGACCTGCAAAAGGTTCACCGTCACAAATCTGGAAGCACCATTTCAAGTAAGGCTTACCAGAGTTCTTACCTACCTCACGAGAAATCTCAAAGACGGTAGCGCGGTAACGACCAGAATCAATAGGACTAAAACCTGTGCCCTCGTCCTCGTTACCAGTGAAATCACCAAGATCAAGAAAATCAACAGCCATAGTTTACTCCTCACCGAAAATCATGTTATAAGTGTCAGGGAACGTTGGATTGTCAATGACGGTTCCCAGCATACCAGACCTATCCTTCGCATAATACGAACCAACAGGTTGAACGAGCATTCGACGCACAGCTTCAGTACCCTCGTCAGTCTGGACGTTGTCTACGTAAAGATATCCAACGATATCAACGTAGCCACAAACGTCAGCAGCCAACTTAGAGCTCATCTTAGGCATGGTCTTAACGGCTCCAGTGATCTCGTTCTTCTCGTCCATTGCGAGTGCAGTGAAAATGACGTTCATGTCGAGGTCTCGTGCCATACGAGTGAATCTGCGCATGCGCTCTGTGTTGTATCCCCAGTCTCCTACTGTGAGACCATCGCCATAGGGACGCTTCACCTCAGGATGGCTCTCGACGATGTAATCCATGAGCTTCTTCTGGAGCTCAGTGATGGAATCGATGACGAGCGTATCTGCTTTTCCGCTGCCCTTCTCCTGAAGAGAGCGGATGAAGTCCTCAATCTCGTCGAAGGTCTCGAACTTTTTCTTCACGACCTTCTTTGACTTGATACGCGACTGGACAGAAAGAGCTCCGCCTTCGACGTCAATGAAAATAGTCTTGTCTCCAGAGCAGCTGAAGACTGTCTTGCCTACGCCAGGATCACCGTAGACTAGCATCTTAATGGTGTTCTTAGCCATTGTTAATCACCTTCTCAATCTTGTTGTTTGGATCCTTATCTGACTCGGATTCCTGCTTGATATGGAATCCCTCAACGCCTGCTAATTCCTCAAGGTCAGCTGCTTCAAGACGACCCTCCATCTCAGCAATGCAGATGGGACGGTACTCGCAATCCCACGAGCAATCTCGAGTTGGATTGCAATAGAAGCCGTAGCGATCAGCATGCTTCATAGCCAGGTACTGGTGGTAGAGCTGACGACCGCACTCTTCAATCTCTCGGTCGTTGCGGTACACAGCTTCACGGTAGTGGTATGGAGCCTTGGTACGAGCTGAGTATGGGTCACACTTGCGGAGAATATTGTAATACACTCCGCAGACGTCGTAACCCATCTGACGCAGAGCCCAAATGTACTGGGTCACCTGGGTATCAGTGATGAGGTGCTTCGTGTCAAGCGTTTTCGCGGTCTTGTGCTCTAGGATGTAGAGTCGACCTTCACGCTCAACGATTGCGTCAACGTAGCCAATGAAGGAGCACCAGGAGAACTTGCCGTTAGGATTAGGTACCCTGACCTCGACCTTCAGCTCGCTGGCGACTGGAGTGAAATCGTCATTCGGAGCTACCTCTTCGAAGTAGTACTTGAGCATCTGACGACCCATGAATGAGTCCTTGTCGAACTGCTGGGAGTCGCCACCTACCGACAGGACCTCAGTGGCAGCTTCGGCTACCTTGTTGTCATACATGGCCATTGCCATAGATGCTCGAACGTTGACGTCCTTGTCCTTGTTGTCGAGCGAGTAGAACTCTGCTAGTGATTCGTGCACCAGAGAGCCTAACATCAGTGCGGGAGCTTTGTCGTTTGCTGTGAGCCTGTCGACGTAGCGATACTCGTACTTACGAGGACAACGCCTGAAGCAAGCAAGACGACTGTTGCTAACTGTAATCACTGATTTTACCTCCTTTTTCTTGAATTAAGTTGAGCTCTACAATTAGGTTATTAACCTTTCTTTCTTTTTATTAAGTTGAGCTCTACAATTAGGCTATTAACCTTACTTACTTCTATTTAATTGTAATCAATAAATGCCTCCCTGTCTGCCGTCAGTGTTAGATTATTATCCTCTATTTCTAGATGAATTTCATCGGGAATTTTAAGATTTATTTATTCGTACAGAGAACTGCGCTTTTGACGTTCGAGATGACCTCGTCAACGGTGAGCTCCTTGTCGTTGATGTACTCTTCGATGGTCTCGTCGACGGTATCTGAAGTGACAAGCTTGTATATGTCTGCTCCGTGGATGTCGTTCATACGAGCATAGATACGGTCTTCAGCCTGAGCATTATCATCAGGTGTCCAGGCTCTGTCTGTAAAGATCATCTTGCTTGCTGCGGTAAGCGTCAATCCTGTTCCAGCTGCTCCGATGGTAGCAATGAACACCTTGACCTTAGGATTAGTCTGGAATTGCTTGACAGCTTGCTCTCGCTCAGCCTTGGTTGAGTCTCCCGTGTACGTCACGCAACCGTACTTCTCGAGAGCTCTGTGAACAGATGCTACAACCCTAGCCCAGTTGCTGAAAATGACCACTTTCTCGTCCTGTTCTACACAGATCTCGTGTACCATAGCTTCAAGCGTCTGGATCTTCCCACTAGGGATGACGGTCGAGAACGCTGAATCGCTAAGGCAGTTCGCATCTGTCGCAATCTGACGCAGTCTCATGAGCCTGCTCACCTCTGCAGGTGCTGTGACGAACACGCCACTCTCCACTTCAGCTACGTACTCGTTAAGCATCTGGAGATAGATCTTGAATTGCTTCTCGCTCATGCCACACTTAATGGTGTGAATGAACTTCGGTGGGAGATCTTTGATGACGTCAGATTTACGCCTTCGAATCATATATTGACTAAGCTCTCGGGACAGCAGATCCAGGTTCTGGTATCCCGTAGCCTTCTTGCCAAAATATGTCTGCTCATACGTGACATACGTAGGTATCCATCTCCAAAATGAGCTATACTTTCTGCAGTCGATGAAGTGAAGCAATGCCCATATGTCAGCTGGGTTTTCCCTCATCGGTGTACCTGTGAGCAAGTACAACTGGCGACTGCGATACGACAATTTATTCACGATACCAAAATTCGTAATGTTTTTAGCCTTTGTGCGAGCCTTGTGAGACTTGCAGCGATGAGCTTCATCGACGATTAGGACGTCCCATTTCTTGTCGCACAAGACCTTAGCATTGCGCTCAAGGCGCGCAGCTTCATAATGGATGATAGTCCAACGAGACGTTCCAATCACTTGTTTTCCATCGTATACTTCGATATCCTGCCCTTGCCCCAGCAGGTCACATATCTCAGCCTTCCAATTGTTCTGAAGCCCATTAAGGGTGATTATCAAGATATGTTGGTTAGGCTTCTGAGCCGCAGCTGCAATCGCCTGTATGGTCTTGCCGAGTCCCATGTCGTCCGCGAGGATTCCCCTGCCGAGCTTGCGGAGACCTTTGGCTCCTTGCTTCTGGTATGGAAGGAGCGTCTTAGGCATTATGCACCTCCTTCACCCAGACGGTATAAATGTACGTGTCACCTGCGAAGAGCTTGTTAATATTCTCAGACAACTCAATAGTGTTGGCTACATTGGTGTGGACTATATTCGATACTACAGTAGCTTCAACTGAAGAACCGTGCTCAGCGTCAACTCCACACCAGATTGTGACTACGGTTCCAACGGGGTACTCGTTCGTTGCACACGTATTAGGCTCAGTCAAGCTGGAGTTGTAGAAGCCATTCATTCTCGTGAATCCTTCTGGAGCTTCTGACGCAGATGACCTGCTCTGTACCGTCTCGACGATGTGCTCCTTGTACTCATCAGACATCTGGTATGGGAAGCATTGATTCCAGAACCAAACGACCAGGATAATGGCTACTACGATTGAGATCACAGCTTTCACTTCACGTTTCATGTTCGTCTCCTTAGGTAGAGATGACCCATCGACCAGGTCGATCGATGGGTCGGTGCGTATATTTATTGGTTGAGCTTGAGCCTGAGGTCTGCTACCTTAGAGACATAGTCGTTGAACTCGACGACATACACTGCGTGGCAGAAAATACCATAATCTGATGTAGTACGGTAGACGCGCTTGATGTCGGAGACCTTAGCTTGCTTGTAGCCGCGATGAAAACGAACACGCTCGAGAACCTTCTCTGGAGAGATGACGCTGATCTCGTCGTTGTCGCGCCTGCTCATGCGACGCTCTTTACGGATCATACGAGCTGCCACGATGTTCTCGAAGTCGTCTGTGTAGACTCTTCCCCCTCTTCTATTAACACGATACCAAGTGTGAGACTCCACGACTTCACCATCGCTGTTCCAAATGGTGTTGCCCAGGAAGTCTGTGACAAAACCCCTTTCGACCCTGCGAACTTCAAGAACGAGGAGATCATTGTAATTCTTGTCTTCAGAGTCGTAGACGCGAACACGATAAGTGATGTTTCCCTTGACGAGGTCTGCGTAGAACTTGTCACCTTGGGAACCTGCCATGGTACCGAAGTTGAAAACGTAACCCTTCTCGATGAACTCGTTGACCTTAGCTGTAGCGATTGCGGAGATCTCGTTCATAGTCGTGAGGTTCTTCATTGTTGACTCCCTGTCGTAGTAGTTGAACTTCCTGACGAAGTTATTATCGCTCAAAATTGTTCAACTTTCATCGGGAATTTGAAAAATTTTGAAAATATTTTTAAACGAGGTCTTCCCAACCATCAAAATCGATGTCTCTCTCGATCATTTCCTGGAGGATCTTTGGATCAATATCTACGCCACCAGATCTCTTTTTGTGAGATACACCTGTGACACTAAGCGCACTGGAGATTTTGGAGATCTCGCTTTTTATGTAAGATTCAAACCCGAAGTCATCATAGATATGATGCTCTGTCAGGAAGATCTCATACGATCCAGATGCAGACAAATCATTCTTTATACGGTCTGCCCAAGTTAGCATAGCTTCTGCTGGACGGTAGCTGCCACATTCTTGAATAAATTGGACAGCATATCTTCGGATTTCGTCCTCTACTTTTACCCATGACGTAGCGAATGTCCTGATCATGGTATCGTATTCGCCGACATACTTCCAGACGCCGACTCCTCGTCCTTTGACCAGATGACCTTCACTCATCAATCTGTTCACTATCTGAAGTGCTGTCTGAGGTGGGATATTCATGAATTTCATGATTCCTGACATAGAGACCATGTCAGCACAAGCGGAAAGGTATCCCTCGAGTAGAGGATATTCATTCTTCAGATCTTCGAAGGTGTCTCCAGACACATCATCAACGAGCGCATTCTTCCATCCAGTACGAGCGCACTCAAGCATAAACCTGTTGACAGACACTCCCTTCTTCTCAGCTGCTGTAGCAATCTTCTTCCAGACGCTTCCATTCGCTTGTACACTAACACTGTACCTCTGACCGTCTTTCATCTCCGAGATTTCCATGTTGTTCCTTTCTGTCGGAATTATACGGCATTTATATTATCGCTCTATTTTCAGAGAATATCGTCGAGAATCACGTATTTTTTTCTGACGGAAGTTTTGCGATTCTCTCTCCCTCTCTAGGTCGACGTCAATCAATTTTCAAAAAGGTGAAAAATTTATTGAGACCCTATGACCGCCCACGTGATTTTTCATATGAAATCATACCTAAGAGAATGTTAGATCCGAGAGGGTAGAGAGGGAGAGAGAGTCGCGTTTCACTCGTGGAAAATACGTGATCGAGATAAAAAAAAA